TTAGGTCTTGATGCAGGCAAGTCCTCGCAAAGAGGCTGGTTGGACTACTGAACTTGCCCCGTATATCGCGGACACCGTCTGAGCATTGAAAAAGACATCGTGGTGTCCTCCGGCGTTTTGTCCATCGACCCATGTTCCATCCTCTTCTCCATAAGAGAATGGAGCAGTAGGCGGGTCGTAATATGGTATGTGCATACCAAATTCCTGGAACTTGCCGCTGATGTTCGGTGCCGAACATCATTGGCGGAACCAACCTGTGCAGCGGTTGGGGAGGTGTTGAAGACACAGGAGTTTTCAAAAAGACCGGAAAGACGCAATCGGCAGGCGGAATGTACGACAATGGCATAAATCTTCAGTTTGATGCCAGTTGGTCGTCTGCGCTCTTTGGTGCGGGTTCAACCGTTCAGCCATCAGCCATGCGATTTCTTGCCTGTGTCAAAACCTAGACTTTGATGCACGCGAGAAAACACATAGAGCTTGGCTGTACAGTGGTTGATGCGCCAAAGATCGCTGAAGATCGAGAAGCATCGAACCCCAAACGTATTGTCTTACCAGAAGATGGTTGAACCCCGGAGGAATAGCTAAATTCTGATGCTAAACGGAACGCACCTTGAACTGCCGCAGCGCTCGAGAGCAGACCTTGATCATTAGTTCTGCTTGATGAGCCAATGATGTTCGGTAACCCAGGCTCTACAAATTGCCCGACACTTTCGGCATCCGTCGTGAGCTCGATAAAGCGACCGTCCAGATCCGGAACATTGAAAGTCGTCGAACCGTCACCAGCGCCGTATTTCGTACCGTAAATATTGAACAATCCTTTATACGTTGTTCGATTTAGCTCGCGCCCGTCAGCAACGATGGCACCTTCCGGAGGTGTGTCGCCGGGCCACGGGAAAATCATCCCGGTAGGCATTGCCGGCGGAATGAGGGCAGCAATGGCTTTTGCCACCAAGTACGGGGTCATCAAGAGATTATTCGCTGTGCCGGCAATCGCCTGCTGTTCATTTGCAATTGCCGCCACTGCCAATCGATCAAAAGCGATCACACCTTGCTTGATGCGGTCATTGTCAATTGTTGCCGTCTTAATCTTCGAGCCATCGATCGACTTCTCCAGAGCCCAATCAAAGGATCGCAGACATTCCAAATACTGATTTTCCAGCTTCGGATCCTCGGTCTTTGAGCACGCCGAGATAATCTGCGAGCGCATCAAACTCACGAGATAGAACCAGGCAGCGCCAGGCAAAGTTGCTTCAAAACCCTGCTCCGGATTGCCGTCGGTTGGATAGCCAAAAGATGTCAGTTTGGTCAAGTCCGGCTTGGTTTCAACACTATCCGCACACCAATATGATTTCATACCAATTTCCCCTATTCTGAGTAAATAAATCTGACCTTCGTATGCGCCGGGCAGAACTCTTTGATCAAGCATTCGAGAGCAGAGTTCCCCCAGGTTGCCAGCCGCTCATTGACGCGGCTACGGCATGAAAAATTCACAGGCTTTCCGCTGTCGTCGTGCAACACGACGAAGAACCAATGCGTGCGCCACTCTTTGCTGTAGAGGCGCTGATCGACTCGGCTGCGGCACTTGAACGCACGCTTCTCTTCGATCGATGCCTCAGCCCCCATTTCGGCGGCCAACCCAATTAAAAAGGCGCGGGATGAAAGTCCTACGCCTTGAATCTTTTTAACCAGGATCTGTCGAAGCTTTTCGTCAGTCAGCGCCTCTACAAAAGCCCGGATGCAGTCGCTGGGAACACCCCACACACTCAACCATTGCCTGAAGAGCAACGTCGTCTGACGTGGGTCTGCCTCATCGATCAGCTGCTCGGCCTTGTCATCAGCTCGCGACAGAGAGTCCGCCATGGCCGTCATCAGCTGCCCCATCACGGACTCATCGCTAAACGCCTGTTCCCAGATCGTTCCTCGAGGCAGCAAAGAAGCCAGCTGCAGCCGATAGTTCTCTGTTGTCATTGCCATGTCACGTCTCCGAGAACGGCCAGTTCACCGGTCGAGCAAACGATGTTCTCCGTCGGCGAAACCAGTACATGGTCAACTTCGCCGGCAGCGCCGCTGATGGCCGCCCGGAGCTGACTGATAAAAATGGTGCCGCCCGGAGTGGCGACATTGAAAAGAAAGTCGCTGATCGCGGCCTTGACCGCACCCCGGACGGTGTCCGTGTCCGGGCTCAAGCCGTTGATCACAATGTTGATCTGCTTCTTGATCGGCGACACTACGAAGACCTCAGCCGTCACCGGTCGAAGATTGTCGATGTATTCCTGGACAGTCTCGAGCAGAGTCTCGTTCGGAAAGATGCCTGCCTGGTCAGAAGCGATATAGACCGTCACCTGCCCCTCCAAAGGAGCGTTCGGCATGCACCAAGCGCGGGTAACACCATCGCACTCCAACGCCCAGGCAACGTAGTCTGCGGCCGTGCCGGCACGCGGCGGCGTGCGCATTCTCTGCAACACACGCTCGCGCAGCTCGCTGTCCGTCTCGACATCGGTGCCGCCAGAAAGACCGCCTTCGGCAACCGTTGCTTTCGACTCGAGCCCGGCAACCGCCTCGACCAATGTCAATTCGACGCCGGCATCAGTGTTTGAATCAGATCCGCCGTCAACCGCAACGACCTGAACAGTCGCGGACGTACCATCGATCCGGGTCGTTTCGGCGACCGCAAAGAGCTTTCCGTCGGCTCGCTGGAGCTGCATGCCGACCGAAATTTCGGTGGCATCGGTGCCATAGATTGTGATGTTCCCAACCGCCGGTGCGGCCGGCTTTCTTGACATACCCCACAGACTCGCATGCCGGTCCAAAAACTCGGAATCAGCGGTGTCCGGGAGGATCTGCCGGGCAATGTAATCCTGATAGCCGTAGAGCCCATGCACTCCGCCGGCGACCACATGAGCAATCACCCCCAGAACACTTGCCGGCAAACGTGCATCGACACCCGGCAATCGAGCATTGATGTCACTTTTCGCTCGGTCAACAAGCTCTCTGAGAGTCGGTTTTTCAAATGCCATTTATCTGTCTCCAAACGTATTGATACCGTCTGTTCTGTCCGTTTCTCGCGATGTCAATCGCAGCAGTAATTTGATGCTTGCGAGAGTCTGGCGTGCATGTCACCGTCACCGCCCGGGCAATGTTCTGATCCAACAGCCACTGCAACGCCTCTTCGATATATTCCTTGAGCGCGGCCACCGTAGCCGGGATCACCTTTTCTCGCCGAAGCAACCAAATCCGTGAGCCGAGAGGCATATCCATCAGAGCATCCATCCAACAGCCCCGGCGGTCGTCTGTGCCATCCGGGACGACGTCGTCGTCCGACGCTCGACGATCTGTAAAGAGGCTGATCAAAACGGCCGTTTCCAAATCGCGATCGGTCACCAGATCTCCTTTTGTCACGACAAAATCCCCTGCCTGGGAGATGTTGTCGTAGGTCATTCGAATATCCATTTACATCTCCTGGTCGGGAGGTTGCGTTGAACCTCCGGACGCGTTCGTCTCCGGATGCGTATGAGAGTTGAAAGTCCCTCGCATCTGCATCATGGTTCTGGCCCCAGCACCGCCGGCATGGTCTTGTACATCCCCGGTCACCTTCATGACGGGCGTGTCAAATGTCAGATCATTGATCTCAAAAATCCCTGTCGACGCCTTGACGTTGAGCGTGGTGGCCTGCACATCGACGTCCGGAGCGACCACCGAAACCTTGCCGCCGGATGTGATGGCGATTTGCTTGCCTCGCAAGAATTTGATCGTGTCTCCTTCATCGGTATAAAGACACACCTCGCCGGGCTGAAGCTCTTTGACTCGAAAACGGCGATCATCGGTCGCGATGATCAAACCGGCAGAACGCTCGCCGCCCAAAAAGACCGCCACACCTTCCGCACCCGAGAGCGGTACGGACGTGAATCCGTACTGCTGGATGCGCTCGACGTCTTCGAGCACTTCGCCGGCAAGCCCCTGCACCTGTGCCGTCTGGATGGTTTTGTCATCATCAACGATAGAGAGTAGGACTCTGCCGACCATCAGCCGGATACGGTTTCGCATCCGAGCTACAAAAGCGTTTAGTGTTCTTTCGTCAATCATTTCAAGTTGTACCTGGAGTAAGACGGCGGAACCTTTTCGACAATCACCGGCTGCGGCGCATACGCCTGCGGATCGACCAATCGCAAGCGAGTGATCGACCCCGCGTCCGTAAGCTGCATGGCGACGTCGGTGATGAGCATTTCGTTGGCCAACTTCAGGTGTTCGTCGACCACCGACACAATCGTGTTCGGCCGCCATAAATCACCGTTGTCATCCACCCAGCCGACCACCGTGACTTCTGCAACCCGCGAGGCCGCCAGACGCGTCGCCGCTTCCCACTCCGCCCGGGTCCGGCAGTACGAATTGGTTGCTTGGGATTCGGCCAGAATCATCAGCGGCCGATAGCGCTTCATGGATCCGGACACACTTGCCTCGGCCTTGGTGAGAACCGTTGCGGCCGGCTGCAACCCCGTCAGGTCGAAACTGTTCATGTCAGGCATCGACACCTGCGACTTGACCGTGATCTGTGAGTAGAGATCCTGAGCAGAATCGGTCAGGGATCCGGAGAGGATGTTTTCACCAGAGCGCAACACCGTCTGCACTCGCTTGGCCATGCTCGCCCGGGTAGCCACAAGTCGGCCACGGCCATCCGACATCAGCAGCACGCCAGCAAGGCGCGCGCCTTTTTCGATGGTCTGAAAAACGGACTCTCCCGTCTGCACCACGAAATGCTTAATTAACAGGTCAGAAACAAACTCTTCTACGAACTCAATTCCGAACGGTTTGATCAGGCGCCGCACGATCTCGCCAAGGCGTAGATTCTTGAGCGTCATATTGTCCGCAGAGCAGTCGATCAGGTCGGCCGTCTTGTCTCTGCCACGCACGGAAATGCTGTGAGAGTTCGCAGAATAACTGCTGTTTACAGAGTCTATATAACCTGTTATCACAGGCTGATCACAGACCGTCACCTCACAGAGTGCCCCCGGCTTGATCGGCCACGCCGTCGATTGTCCGGGCCAGCGCTCCGTCACGTTGAGATCAAAGCCGCCGGAGGCAGCCCGCATCGATCGGCGAACGCTCACCTCAAGCCATCCGGAGTAGACCTTTCCGTCAACCTTCAAACAAACCTTATTCATAGACAACCACGCTCAAGTCTTTGTCTGCCGGCACGAAGCCCGGATGCCGGACGCCGTTGCGCTGGCAGAGTTCATCCTCGCGGCCGTCTTCGCCCCAATCGTCACCGTAGAAGCGATGAGCCAGCACGATGGCCGGCAACACCCGGTTGACCTTGACGGATCGAACCGACGGGATACTCGGCGTAATCCCATCAAGATGCGCCAGCACGGCATCACGCAAGTTCAGCAAAGAGTTTCTTGGCTCTTCACCAAACTCTTCGTCAAAGAGCAACGTGTCGACCAGCTCGACAATTTCCTTTCTGGCCGCAGCCGCATCGTCAAGCGTAAAAACCTTGTCCGTGTCAGCCGTCCCGGCAGACGTCTCGATGCCGGTCTTGCCAGCAGATGGATCGGCCGCCTGCGCCTCTTCGACTGCCGCAGGGACCAACTGCGCCACCTCTTGGATCTGCCGCGAAACCACAGCGCCGGCCACAAGCTTTTCCAAAGCGTACGCATTAGTGTTTGTGCGCTGCCGGATCTCTCCGTTCATGTTTTCGCTCTCAATTCTCGGCACCTTGAAATCGGCCAGCTCGCCGATGACCTGAGCCTTGTTGATGCACATCAGAATGCCCTGAGCGAGTTCAGAGGGCGCCGCCAGTTTGCTTGCGAGCACTTCCGGCAACAGCACTTTGAGGTCAGACGACACGGCGGAGCGAATCCAGCCAAGCGCGCCAAGCGCCATGTTCTCGTATTCCATCAGCGTGCTGATGGCATCCATGGCCGCATCCGGCACGTAGTCTCCGAGCCCCGAGACATCGAACGTCTCAGCAAACCAGTCCTTGAGATCATCAAGGAACGTCCTCTCGGCCTCTTCGACCGCCGCGACAGTATCCTCAGTCACCTCCGGAGCGTTCAGTTCGCCCGCCTCGACAAAGGTTGCCGAGATGCGAGCCATGCCACCCTGCTGCGGCGTTTCGCTGACATCGATGTCGCTCGAAACCGTAACAACCAGCGACCCGTAATACGGATGAACCAGTTGCCCGGCGCCGGGCGTCTCCAGTGCATCGATCAGCGCGTCTCGGTCCTTCATGTAGTCGGGGCCGAGTACGAACGCTTCCAAGCGATAGACCCGCGCTTTCTTGCCAAGGTCTTCGACGTATGGCTTCTCGCGCTGCGGGTACTCATGGATGGCCAGACGTCGTCCAAAAGTAAGGGTGCCGCCCTCTACATAGAACGACACCCCGCGAAAGCTGGCCGGCCGAAGTTCATCTCTCCAAGCCATCAATCACCTCCACACATCACAAGGCCTTGCGACGCATCCAGTTCAACATTGCCCTCACGACTCACCTCGCGAATAACCGCTCGAGATCCTTGTCGGGACTCCACCTCGACACGCACGCGGGCTTCCGCCCGGGCATCACGCTGCTGAAGCGTCCGGGCCGCCGCATAAGGGTCGTATCCGACACCGGCCGCACGCTGTGCTGCATCTCTTCCCTGGTCATCATCGTCACCAAACAGCGCATTCCAAACCGACGATCCGAACTCTTTGACCTTCGAGACAATCGAATCCCAATTGCGGTAGATCGTCAGCACGCCGCCGGCAATCGTTGCGACAATCGGAACGATGCCGGCAAAGGCCGTTCCGACCCCCAAAATCAACGGGGCAAATCGTCCGACCACTCCTCCGATAGTGCCAAGGACACCAAGCACCGGACCGAGCGCCGTAACCACTGACGGGATCATGGTGGCCAAACGACCAACACCTGCCACTATGGAAAAAACGGGCCCAACCAACGGCAGCAAAAGCGGCATCAACCCGGCGATTGCCACCCCAACGGATCCGAAGTGCTCTTCAATCCATTGAACCGCCTGGCCAACCATACTCAAACCGCTCACAAATCCGCGGATCAGCACAAAGACCCCCTGCGCAAGAGACGGCAGACTTTCAGCAAAAGATCTCAGCGCTTCGCGGATGGAAGCGCTTTGTTCCGGATCTTTCAGGTACCCGGAGATCTGCTGCAGCACCGGCAGCAACGCCTGCGCTGCAGACAACCCGAAATCAAGCTTGATACTCTCTACAACCTCGCCGACATCCGACCATGCTTTCGAAAAGCTCCTGGCCGTTTGCAGCTGACTCTGCGACAGCAACGTCCCCTCAGCCCGCATCTCCTGCAGTTTTTGGTTGTAGGCATCCGGGCCTTGGTTTAGGGTGTTAAGAAAATACGAACCATCCTGCCCCATGGTCTTCATTAGGATGGCTTGTTTGGCCAACTCGTTCGTGTTGGCCGGATTGGCAAACGCTTCCGACATTTGCCGGATCACTTCCACCGGATCCATCCGTTGGAGTTCCTGCACTGACAGACCGACTTGACGGAATGCGTAGGCAAGCTCCAGATCCCGCGAGGCCGTCTGCATGGAAATAGCCAGTTGATTCAGAGCCGTCGCGGCGTTTTGAACATTGCCGCCGGAGGTTTTGATCAGATCTCCGAAAACCTGGATCTGCTCGGTACCAACGCCAAATCGGTTTGAGAGTTGCGAGACGGATGTGCTGGCATCCTGAAGCATCATGGTCATTTGTGCTACGGCCGCCAATGCACCACCGAAAATTGCCGTTGACTGAAGCGTCATCAGTGAAGTACCGACGCCTGTAGCAAGACCTCTCAAACCTTCCCCTATCCGAGAAAGACCTCCGGAGTTCAATCCGCTGATCCCGCGCCCTAACCCCGAGAGACCTGAAGAAATTCGGGATAAAACCGCGCTAGCGTCGTCTCGCGCGACAACCCGTAAGGTAGTTGTTTGTTCAGCCATGGTACAAAAAAGGGCGGCCAAAGCCACCCATCAGAAGATTCGTTTACTGCGGGACTCACACCCGCAAAAATCAAAGGAGCCGTTTCTTCGCCGCCTCGACTATGCCCAGCGACAGAATCACGGCAACTGCCACGCCGGCCAAAACAGGCAAAACCGACCAAACCCCCGCGGCAATGAGCACGACAAGTGCTACAACGGAAAGCGCAAAACACAGCCGCAGGAAATCCCCTGCCCGGTAACCACCGGCGTCAAGCGAAGCCTTAAGCAGCTCTTTTCTGCACTTGAAAGCTTCGGCAAAAACACGCGTCAAGTGGTAGCCGCCCCAACAGACGGCCACCAATGCCATCAGCGATGCGAAAACGACTGAAAAGGTTGCGGCCACTGCGGCTGTCCTCCCATGGTTGAATCTGAACCTCTATTCAAATTCTCGCATATTTTCTCAGCCTCTTGAGTCCAGAAATTCATTTCGGAGGCATCCATTTCCCAGATCTCCGAAGGCTGAAAATGGAAAACAGCCGCCATCATCACGGCGCAATACTTCCAGTCATAACGAGGAAAAAACCTGTTGACTCATTGAGCAATCGAGACAGATCCTCGAAATCAAGTTCGTCAATGGTCGTTTCCGGAACATCGCAGCAAGCGGCCAGCACCGGGTACAGCACCTCGAGATTGTTGGACGCAGCGATGTTCATCTTGCGCAGCTCTTTGCCTCGCGGCCGGCGAAGCGTGAGCTTGGTAATTTCCACGCCCTCGCTCATCACCGGGTACTTGAGGTCGATGACCGCGACAATTCGATCTTGTGACATTCTTACTCCTTAAGACTGCTCGACAGGATGGCCAAACAAGCGGATCGTGCATTTGCCGTCGGACGTTACAGCCGGCGGTTCCGCACTCGTCGCATCGCGCATCACGAACACCTGCCCGGTGTTGTACTGCGCCGTGACGACGATATTGGTCGCGTTACGGAGCGCTTCCAGATCCGTGTCCGACGCAACGCGGATCGTCGTTTCGATCGATCCCTCTTTCGGACGTTCCGTGTAGCCAACGAACCCTTGATCCGTAACCACTGCTTCTCGCGTGTAGCCCCCAAAATCGAGCTTGGTTGTCGTCGGATCCGTTTCCATGAGCGTCCCGTCAATTCGGACCCAAACGCGGGAAAGAAAAATCTTTGCCATTGCTTCAACTCCTTAAAGACGGAACTCGGTCTTGGCCGCAAATACACGGAACTGATTGACCAGATCGGGCGGCAGAAGCACGTCGACGCGGTTGACGTCATCGGCATTGCGCTCAACGATGAGCTCGGTCTTGAACTCTTCCGTATCCTCGACAAGCCCGGCATCAACCCAATCCTTGTGCAAGGCCACGAGTTCGGCCTTGATCAACTTGGGCGAGACCATCGCCTGCCCCGGCGGGATCTCCGTTTCGTCACCACAGAGCTTGTGGCGCGGGAACTTCTGCGAGATACGCGCACGCACCTGGTAACGCAGACGCGAAAGTGTGGCCATCGTTTCGATGTCGCGGTAGCTCGGATCCGTCAAGCCGGACGAGTTCTGCGTGTAAGTCGTGACCGCACGTTCGATGACCACATTGCCGCCGGCATCGACCTTCGTCGTGGCACCGCCGTAGGAGAGGATGTTGTTTCGCTCCTCGCGGATAAAGCGCACAGACTCTGCTGCCGGAAGACGTCCGGTAAGAACCAGAGTCTGCACCGGACGAGCCGGATCGATGTTGAGGTAGTAGGCGCACGTAGCCCCGGCCAACGCAGCCTTAAGGTAGACCGGTTCGGGTTCGCCTCCGGCCTCAGCCGTCCAGACCGTCACGTGCGGGCTGTTGCGCGTGCCGAGCTTGGTATTGATCTCGCCGACCGTGCCGCGGAAGCCGACGTGCAGATGACCGTCGTTCTGATACATCGGGCCCCAGCGCTTGTCGAGTTCGGCCTCGAGTGCAGCAAGCACCGTGTCATCCGCCCAAGCGCAGATCATCGTGTTGTACTGCTTTTCATCAAGCGCCGCGATAGCGTCATCAATGTCTGGCGTTCCGGATCCGCCGGTACAGGAAACACAAACCACAGAAATGCCCTGGACATCCTTCTGGCTCGAGTAGTAGTTCGTGCGCAGATCGATGTCGTTGCCGATCGTGCCTTTGTGTCGGCACGTCACTGTCACCACGCCTTCAGCGGCGGAAGCAGTAACCGGGAGCTCGAGCTCGGCGTTGATGGCCGTCTCGATCGCTTCGGCCACATCAGTAGCCTCATCGCCCAATGCCACGCCAACCTGCACAAGCTTGCCGGCCACGTAGAGCGAAATCGTACCGCTCTCAGTTGCCGTACCTGTCACGGTCACCGTACCCTTAGCCGCAGTGCCTGCCGAAGGATCTTCAATCGGTACCACCCACGTTTCAATCGTGCGCGTGATTTCAAAGATCGACTCAAGCATGGCCGCGCCAATGCTGCCAAGCCCAAAGACGTCGACGCCTTCGCTCGAACGCGTCACCATGACGGGCGTGTTTGCCTTGCTGGTGCCGGTCGAAAGCTTCGGCGCAAAGAGTAGAATGCGCGCCGTTTCATTGACCAAGCCACCGACAGCCTTGGAGTTGTCGAACTCGACGTACTGCCCGGGCGTGAGCAGATTGATCGGGATCTGATTAAAGCTGATGCTCATTTCTGCACCTCGTTGTCTTCAACCTTGCGCACATCGCCCGCAGCAATGCGGCGCCGCCAAAAAGAAGTGGCCTGAACCTTCATCAGCTCGGCCACCTCTCGCCCGGTTTCCGGAACGCGTACCAAGCGTCCCTTGACCGGTTCAATGCGAATAAATTTCTTATCCATTCGTACCCTCCGGGTATAGATCTTCAACACGGAATTGCGCCTCGGCTTTCCCGTCCGGGCCGTCACGGTCTCCGACGTCGATGTCGCCGTAGACACGCTTGAGCGGCACACCGTCTCCGGAAACGTCCGGCTCAAAGAGATAAACCGCTTCGTACTGGAGAACGGCCGCAGCGGTTTCTCGATCCGGCGCATCGTCGGCAGTCAGCTCGTATCCCTGATAGCTCAAGGGCTCCGTGAGGAGGCCCGATAGGTAGTAGCTGTCCGACCGGCAAAGCTGCTTTTCAATGAGCGTTGCAATCTCGTTGGCTTCGGCCTCCGGATCGTCACTGTCGTCGACGTAGATCTCGATCTGAAGCGACAACGTGCGGCGCTCCTGTCCGGCATCGCTGTAGAGTTCGCCGGTTTCCGAGTCGGCCAGCACCCGGACGAACGGGCACCGGCTCACCTCAAGAGGCTTAAAGCGGCCGACCGCAACGTGGTCAATTCCGTCAATTTGAGAAAGGAGACGGCCAATCTCATCTCTGATTTGGATCCTCTGAGCCATCACACCTCCTTGACCGGAGCGCGGATCAGTTTGCCGTCTGCCTCTGCCTGAGGCGGTTGCGTGATGCGGTACTTCCGCGCACCAACCGTCACAATGTCCTTCTCTTTTGCTTCCGACCATTGCTTGGCCGGCCAGACGATGGAGCGCTCGGAAACAATGAGCATGCCTCCCTGCACCGTCGTGTCCGGCTCATCGATCATGACGCGGCCCGAAACACCGTTCAGGACCGCGTCTTGAGCAAAGTCCGAGAAGAAGGTTCCCCAATCTTCCCCAAACATTGTTAGCCGCCAACACCGCCCGTTTCAGCCGGCGGCACAAACGACGGATCGAAGTCCTTGACGACCGCGAAGGCGTTGGGACGACGAACCGCGATGTCAAGGTTCTGCAACGCACGGATGGCCAGACCGCCGGATGCGAACGAATCGCCGTAAGGGTTGGACAGAACTTCCACCACACCCCACTCGCCAAGAAGCATTTCGTTCCAGGCGCCGAAAATGAGAGCCGAGCACTTCTTGGATGCCGTTCCCTTGGTGAGGTTCGACGGAACCAAAGTGGAGTCTTCCACGCGATAGCCGTTGAGCGTATCTGGAGCACCTTCGGCAATGGCGAGCTGCCAGAGCGGGCGGCCGGTCGAGTCGCAGAGTTTCTTGAGGTAACCCTTGGTTGTCGGATTGACCAGGTAAGCAAAGCGACCGTTGCGTACCTTGGAATTGCGAACTGCGGTTTCCATGTCAACGAGGGTATCCCAAGTGACAAGACCGCCATTGGTACCAAGTTCAATCGTGCCGACACCGGTCAAGTTGATGAGGCCGGTCGGCACATCGCTGTTAGACGAATCGCCATTGATTGCTGCCGTATCCACCGCTTCGGCCAGAGCACCGAAGAAATCATCTCGAACGAGCTGTTCGGCATCCGGGCTCGACTGCATCAAGAGCGAGCGCGGAACGGTAGTCAAAGCGCCAACCTGCTTCATGCTCATCGTCACATTGCCAAACGTGTAGTCGCTGGCCGTGATGTCCTTGTCAACGCCCCAGTAGGTCGTCGCGCCGCCGGTACCCTTCGGGATGTCGACATTGCCGCGCAGGCCGCTCAGCGTGCGAGCGCCGAGACCAACGAGCACGGAACGCTCGCGCAGATAGCTCACGTACTCTTCGGCGTGGTGTTCGGTCGGGATGAGGCTGTCGTTGCCCGTCCAGGCGCGAGAACCCAAATCAGACGGAATGTAGAGGCCGCCCGTATCGGCAAGACCGTAGCGGCGCTGCAGTTCCTGGGAAACCTCGCGTTCAAAGCTGCCGCTGGAAGAGTGGTTGGCCATCGCTCGGAAAGCACGCAGCAGCGAATACTGCTGGCGCTCGCGAGCACTCATGTCGATGGCGATAGACGCAGCCGGCTTTGCGGCCTGAGCGCGGTAGTTTTCGAGAATGTGCTGACGAACCTGATCGATCGTCAAACCCTCAGAAATCGCATGGTTGCGATAGTTGTCATCCACAGAGTGCTGACGGCACAGTGCTTCAATTTCCGCCGCGCGAGCGCGTTCTGCGCTCACTGCATCCGCAATCGCGGCCTTGTTGTCGTTAACGTCCATAGTGAAATCTCCTTGCGCAGAGCGCACGTTTTCGCCCTTGTTTGTCTGGGAAAGAGCTCTACCCACACCAACGGTCGGATCCGCCGGCACCGTGACGAGGCTAACTTCGAAAGGTTCCCAGTCGGTCGCCCGGAAGTGGTCTTTGCTCTCTTCGCGGTAGTCATAGATCTGGTACATGAAAGAAACATTCGTGAGAATGCCGTCGCGTACCATCTGCTCGCACTCGGCGCCACGCGAGGTTTTCGCGAATCGCGCCACACAGTGAAGCCGGCGATCGTCGCCCAGCCACACTCGTTCGACCTTCCCGATCAGGTCGTCTCGGTTGTGGTTGAAGAGCAGCGGCATGTTCTGCTGTCGCTGCCCCAACCGGACGCTTCCGGTCGAGTGGTCGAGCACTTCCTCGTAACCCCAGCGATCAACTGGCTCTTCCGAGGAAAAGGACATCTCAATTTCGTGAGATTCTTCCGCTCCCTCTTCAGCCTCTCGAACGACCGGGACAAGCACGGCGGTGCGAACGCCGGGCTTTTCTTCCGTTGTCAAAATGCGTTTCGTCATTTCGATCCTCATAAAAAAGCCTGCTTACCGCAGGCTCGCTACTCATTCTGTTTGTCCGGCACCTCAATGACCTGTTGGTCGGCCGACTGCTCTTCGTTTGTTGTCAGACTCAACCCCAACTCATTGATGAAGTCGAGTTCCTTGCGGCGCGCTTTAAAGACGTCTTCAGCATCGAGCCCGCCGCCGGACTGTGCAATGACGTCCGAGATCGTCGTGAAGCCCGCCTTGACCGCCTCGCGATACGCGGCCACTTCCTTGGTCGGATCGACCCAAGACCATCCGGGCGGACGGAACCGCACGGACATCAGCCAGGCCTCTTCTTCGAGCGCGGCCTTCGGGATGTCGATCACCTTGGCCAATGTGGCCGCACGGAACCAGTGCATGAAAAGCGGATACAGGAAGCGCCGGATCAGCCACTGCTGCAGCACTCGATACCCCTGTCGGTCATCCAAAATCGACAGACGGCTCGATGAGTAGTTGCTCTTCGAGTAGTCCTTCGACAAGGCCTCGTAAGAGACGCCGACGCCGGCAGCGATTTCTCGGACCATGAAACGCAGGAACGTTTCAGCCGCCGAATTCGGTCGCCCGGGCGTGAAGCCAGTAAACGACTCGCCGTCGCGCAGCTTCCAGATCATCCCCGGCTCCATGTGCAAGCTCTCATCGGCCTCCTCATCATCGACGTCGTCCGGGGCGGAATCGTCAGGCTTCTGGATAAAGCCCATCACATTGGCCGAAGATCGAGCCGCCACCATCTCGCTCATCGTGTACTGATCGGTGTCCCGCAAGCGCAGGATGACCGTCGACATCCACGGCTCGCCACGCGTCTGCGGCCACCGATTGCAGATGTAGAGATGACAGCACTGATCGGCAGGGATCCGAACCATTTCAGAGCTGTCGTAGCCTCGGAAAATTCCGTCGCCCGGATGCCCCCGATAGACCCAGTAGGCCTGCGGCCGTCCCCAGGAATCCATCTCAACGCCCATGCGCGCGGTGTTCCCATTGGGCAATGTCACCGTGGTCTGTGAATCGACAAGGCGCTCGGCCTCGATCACCTCGATGGCCATCGGCACTTTGGAGTGACCGAAGGCCTGCGGCACAAACCGGATCAGCACTTCGCCGGCTTCAAAGACCTCACCAATGGCTAGACGCAGGATGTCAGTGAGACTCAGCAAGCCGCTGACGTGACATCCGTCACCATTTGCCCACAACCACCACTGCTGCTCGATGAGATCGTTTTCTCGATCCATACGACGTCCGCCGGTATCCGTCCGGACGCACTGCAACCCGATGCCCTGCCCCACGATGTTGCCCTGGAGCAGATCCCGGATGCGTTTGGCATACGAGTTGTCGCGCACCAGAGACCGAGATCGATTGCGAAGGACTCGAAGGCCGCCCCGCAGCTCGGCATCACTACTCGTTGTAGAGGTGATCCAGTCCGCATTGAAGCGAGTTTTCTTTGCACCGCCGTAAGACCGACGATGAAATCGCGGCTCCTTGCGCACCTGCAGCGGTGTGTCGTGCTTGAAAATTTTCAAAAGATTCATTTAGAAACTCACCCACATAATTGAGGATCGGCCTCCGTTCTTCTCGGCCTGCACACGGCGCCGCCAGTAGCGAACGATGTCCAGGATCTCGGTTGCCGATGAGAACGTCATTGATCGACCGTTGATCGTGTAGGACTGAACGCGCTGGCCCTTTTCGTTGTAACTGGCCAAAGCTTTTTCAGCTTCCTCGAGAGCCTTTTCGGCCAACGTCCGGACGTCGTGTCCGGACTCGATTTCGTCGATCGACGGCAGTACCTTGAGGCGACCGATTCGAGTCGTCTGCTGAAACGCCTCACGCGTGAAGCGATAAGAAACCTCATAGAGGCCGGCTTCAAGCTCGCTGCTAGTCTTGGCGTCCAGCGTGACGCGCCAACTGTCAGCCTCGGCCGCAGCAAAGAAACTGCACTTGACCGGTCCGACCAGAAAGACTGCCAGTTTCGTCGATGCGGCATCCATGCTCGAGCCATCGGCCGCCTTGAAAGGCGGCACCACCCAAGTGGCCGAATCGCCCTTTGTTAACTCTTTGATCACCAAATTCCTCCACCATATCCACGGCGTTTCTTCTTGCGAACCGGCTGTGCGGGTTGCGCCGGCACAGTCTCAACCGGTGCTGACTGCGGCGTCTCAACGGTCGGCAGCGTTGACGATGCCGGCGGAACCGCGCTTTCGACAATGGTTCCGAAAATGTCCGGTTGTCGGATCTTTTCCTCGTAGGCTCGCCAACGCGTCTCACCCCACAAGTTGATCTTCAAAGATCGAGCCGCATGCAAGGCGTAAACCTCGCAGTCAAGCGCTTCGTTTCGCTCACCCGATTTCTTCTGCCAAACCTTGCGGTTCCTGATGCTTCGATGCGGCGCCTTGACTTCGGAAAGCAACTGGCCGAAGTAGTCCGGGCGAACGCCTTTGTAGAAGTGGAATCGCGCCGGGCCGCTGCCGGTCAATCGGATACGACCTGCAGAAGCGTCGACACCGAGCAGCAGATCCTTAGCTCGGTCAACGCCCACGATGAACGGTCGCACACCGAACTTCCAAGCCTTGTTGTGCCGGTTCTTGTCAATTGACGTCTGCGGCGAGTTGAAGATTTCCGACCTGTCCGTGCTCGAGCCCTTGATGGCCATGAAGCCGCGATTCATGCGCTTGCGCACGAAGCTGTAAACAGCGTCTGATGTCTGACCGTCCGACGAGTCGATCGAGGCCGCGCTAATGCGCATGGCCACACCGTTGACGTGCTTAAAGTTCTGCGAAAGAAACCGGTCAAGATCGATCCAGGCACCGGCTTCGGCAACGGCCGTTTGGCCGTGGATTTCTCCCCAGTAGACGAGCCAGCTCTCTTCACCTCGACCCCACGCCCGGACAATCACTGCCAGTCGGTCGTGCTGGACGTCGATGCCGGCTGTCAGAATCAGACCGCCTTCCGGCACCGTCAGTTCGTCGTAATCCTCGGCCCGGGCCTCAAGCTCTTCCGCGCTCGGAAGGTCAGACGTAAAGGCGTAGGCCAACCCCAATTGATTGTTGACGAACGATCTCATCTTCGAGTCGTCGCCCTCGTTCATGGCCTTTTCGGCCGTCAGGTATTTCTCGACTAAAAAGCGCAGCTTCGAGCCGGCAAAGGTCGAATAGATCTCGTTGATGTAGAAGCCGGCAATGCCGTGAAAGTCGGCCTGCGCTTCCCATCGCCCCTGCCGTACGGCCGAGTTCTTTTCAGCGTCCGACCACAAGGCTCCACAGTGCGGACAGACGTAAGCCGCTGTGTCCGGAAGCGCGTGGCCAAAGACCTCGTGATTCACCGTCTCGTCGCTCTGCCACCGGACGTTTTCCCAGCGCAGATCCTGCCACTCTCCGCAGTGCGGACAAGGCACCTTAAAGATGCGCTGATCGCTTGCGCGGTAGGCTGAGTCAACGCGACTCAAGCCTTCAATGGTCGGCGTACCGCCGAAGATCACCTTGCGGCGGGGAAATGTCTTGGTACGTTCTTCGAGCAGGGTGATGGTATCGCCCTGACCGTCGAGGTTTGCATTACAGTCGTCCGGCTCTTCAACGGCCACCACCGGCGCCGGCGTCGACTTCACAGAGGCTGCCGAGTTGGAACCAACAAGCTTCAAAAAGCCGCCCGGGAATGTCTTCATTGCCCAGCGGTTGTCGGCGCTCTTTCGGTTCGAAATCGGAACACGGCTTCTGAGCTCCGGCGTCACCTCCACCATCGGAATGAACTTTTCCTGGTTGAATTCCTTCGCGGCCTGCTCCTTTGCAAACATCACGATCATCGGGCATGGATCGACGCAGATCCTTTTGGCCAGGTAGTTAAGCAGGACACCGTCCGTCCAGGCCACCTGCGCGGACTTTCGCGCCACCACCTTGACCACGGCCGGATCGTCCAGAGCCTCGTGCATGCCGGCAACCCAGGGCGTCACCGAGACATCCCATCGGCCAGGCTGTGCAGCAGACTTCGGCGACAGGAATCGGTTCTCACGTGCCCACTCGGTTGTCCCCATCCTCGACGCCGGCTGCAGTGCTGTGGCCATCCATTTCAATAGCCGCGCCCTGGCGCTGGAGGGTTCTTGCGAGGTCGTTGAGTGCTTCGTGTGTGTCATCCTGCAAAATCGTTATGTCAAGATCGATGCCGTACATGGCGTCGATCGCGCTTTTGAGCCGCTCGTTTCTTGAGAGCAGCGCGTTCTTGAAGTTGAGCAAAGCAAGCGTGATGTCGCCTTTGATGTCGTCGATGTTGACGAGCAAGCCCTGCTTTTCCATGAGCTCCATCATGGCGAGCTCACGCCGGACGCGTTCGGTCTTGGCCTTTTCCTCGACGAGATCGAGTCCGGACGAACTCACGTGTCCGGATGCTTCGGCTCGCAGTCGATTCAGGTAAGCCAGACGAATTTCATCCATGCTCGACGTTCTCCAGTCGAGCGTCAGTTTCATCATCGCTTTGGAAACGGCCGCCTGAGAAAGTCCAAGATGTTCTGCAATTTCAGCTTGTGTAGGCATGTCGATATAACCCCCTAAAGGGGCTTGTAACTAGTCAATATTCGCGCTGTTCTCCCCCGTATGTCCGAGGTCTCAGGAAGGACCCGTTCAACGAAACCCGCAACTGGCCGCCGCCCATTCGTATTCGTGCTGCAGGTTGATCGGGTAACGCGCCTGAAAACGGACGATGACTCGAGACATCACCACCTTGTTTTCGAAACCTTGAGGCAGCGAGAACGTAAAGAACTCATTGATCGGCAGACGATCCGAACTGAACTTGAATCGTCCGAAGTTTCCTGTGGGAGATGCCACGCTCTTGTAACTGCCTCGAGCAAATACGCCACTATGTCCGGATCGCATCTTGGCGACAAAGGCATGAGGAACAACAAGGGCCTTTCCCTTGATGCGCACCCGGACGCCAACTTTTGTTTGCTTAGGCTTGAACGCGGCCATCGGCAACGGCCTGCCCTTGACCGTGATCTCCGCCTTCGGTCGTGGACCATAGACCGTACTCACCTTGATCGATTTACCGACCACGCGACTGGAGATCTTGTACTCGTCTTTGATGGCCCTGGCCGTTTCGGTCTTTGCATTGGAGGCCGTCTTTCGTAGCGCACGCCCGATGACTTTTTGGCGGACGTCGTTTGACAGACGCCGAAGGTCTTCAGCCACACTTCGGCAGTTGGCCTGGATGGAAACACTCAGCACAATGCAAACACCTGGAATAAAAAAGAGGCTGCCTTTCGACAACCTCAAGACCCCGCACCGTTAGGAGAGAAACGGCACTAAGGTAGCGATTTTTGGGTACAAAAAAGCCCGCTTGCGCGGGCCTTGTTTTACGCAGGTAACTGCTCAAGTCCAGCCGCCACCAACAGTGCATGATTTCTGTCATGCGCTTTACGGAACAACGAATTGAAATTCATCAATTCAAAGTACACGTTCTGAACAGTTCCAAAATAGAAATCTGAAATTTCATTATGAGCCAAATTGGAATTCCGGCACTGCCTACGTAATTTCTCTGTGAACTGAGCAATTACATAACAAAAAATCGGAAGGTTCTTAGCATTAGATATTTCCGTTCCATCTGCCGCGGTAATCTTTCCGTTTTTCAGTTCCTCTACGTAATCGAGAACTTGAGAAATCGGATTTTCGTCTGAATCGTAGTCATTCCTCCCTGGACGCTTAAACTCGATGATTGACAGCTCTCCCGGCCTCGTGGAGTCCCCAACAGCGTAGAGTTTTAGGGCTGCCAAGTCCATCCTCTGAATGCTTTCACTATCCGTTATCGGAATTGCGCTGAATCTTTTATCCGATGCTATGTAGTGCGAAAAAGCCAGTCGATCATCAATAAGCCATAGATTCTGCTTCGTCATTCCCTCAGATCCGGCCGTGTCGGACTGCATCGGAAAAATCAAAGAGTGCACAGCAGCTTCTCGTTGGTATTTCCCGTCGTCTTTGAGCTGTGTTGCTTTTCTCAGCATCTCGAGATAGAACTTGCGCTTTGCTGCAAATCTCACCAAATCGTGCGACGCATACGGAGCCATTCGTCTCTCGATTTCTTCAATCTTTTCTTCCGCATCCTGACCTGACCAATCAACTGAAATCAGATCATTGACCTTTTTACTTTGAACCCGCTCGGATTCGAAGAATCGTCGATGCAGATACTCATAAACGTTATGATTTGACTCATTAGGCGTGACAAATAGCTCATCCCGAAACTCATTTACAAACCCCTTGAATTCAGGTGCCTCATCGTCTACAAATTGTTGCAGTCGTGCATTTGACCCTGCAGTCAATACCTCAAACTCGCTTTTCAGATAATCCCGAACTAATTCATTGACTTTTTCAAGCAACTGGGACTCGATGGGCTCAAACGGCAGTCCGTCATCCTCGCCCTCAGGAGTCACTGTCGGGAAAATAATTTGCTTGCGTGTCGAACTGACATTCGCATCAAGATAGTCCCCTTGCAGCAACCCAACGTACATGAATGGTTCGTCGGCACCATTTTTCGCCCCAAGAGCATTACATACTCTTGGATCAATACCTTTGCATGGGGAAACCACACGCTGCCCCGCACAAAAGTAGACAGCCGTGGGAAGCTTTTCTGTGGGTCTAGTGTTCAGTTTCTGTTGAATCAGAGAAAAATCGTGACCACAGATCCTAAAAGAAGATTTGTCTGGCTTCTCTCCGTTATAGGCTCGTTGGTAATACGTTAAAACTTCCCGCGTTTCCTCATTATCATGCACGGTGATCTTTGGAACCGTTTCCATAACGTACAACAACAGAAAGTGCCGGAAAATTGTCTCCGCGATATCGTCAAGATTGACCGTTCGTTTATTTTGGAATCCCCATCGAATATTTTTCAGTTTAATCTCGGTAGAGATGGACTTACCATCCTCTACCTCCCTTTTAACAATCTCCGAAACTTCCTTTTCTGCGCTGAAATGGAATGACCGTTGGAATTTCTTACCCCCTTCACTGTAGACACTGTTAACTTCAACAGTTGAAAAAACCTTCAGCCAAAGCAAACGGCCTACCCCAAGGCAGCCAAACTCATCAGCCTTGTACTGAGAATCCAATTTCAAAAAGGACTGGAAATTTGCCTCTGTGAATCCAGGCCCGTTATCCCGGATGACGATGTTCTGAATCTTCCGATACGGACGCTCTCCACCATTGGCAGCAACGATGTCAGATTTGGATTCGTCAAGCCATTCGATAAAAACTTCGATATGGCCATCCTTCCGGCCAGTCTGCTGAATGGCTTGAATGGAGTTAGCAACTGCCTCAAGCAGCGGCTCTTTGTACGATTTGATGTCTTTGAGCTTGGCAAGACGTCCGGCGAGGTCGGTATCCATAACTGAATCCGCAGAAAGAAAAGGTTGCAACCTTTTGATTCTATCCTTCTGAGCTGCCCCTTGGCATGCCGGACGATTTTCAAGATGGAGGGCTGATAGATCTTCGGCGAAACTCGCTCTACTTACAAGCTCCGCGCGATTGTAGAAAAAATCTATCAATTTACGCGAACTACTGTCAAGCGAAAATGCCATTTATTCACCCTCCGAAGAAAAATTCTCAATAAAATCAAGCTCTTCCGAAAATTTTCGTTCCGCAGCCTCTACGCGATCCAAAAACGTGCGCTCATTGACCTCTTTCCACCTCGCAATTTCCGATAGTTTCACCTTATTCGCCCTTGGTCCCTCGATGTACACAAGCGCCAAAGTCGCCTGATACTCCGGGTCCAAGCGGTCAATCGCCTGCTGAGTGCGGCGCAACGAAAACGTGTCCTTCGGCAGATGCGAGCCGAAGACATTGCCGCGCGGCATCCCGTCCAGTTCGGGACTGTGAAGCCCGCCTCCGAAACCCTCGATCCAGGCCGCCCACTCGCGCAGCATGGCCTGAACCCATCGCAACCTAGCCATCGGTGCCCTCCTTCAAAGCCTGCCCAAGCGGCAGATCTCCCTGCAGCCCTTTGCCGAGCACCGGCAACCCCATGTCGAAAATCGCCTTGTCGACGATGAAGTTGACCAGGCAGGAATCAACCCGCAGCGCGTACATCCGCGCCGGCTCCGGCACACGCTCGCCGATACCGTTGACGATCTCCTTACGATCCAAAACCGAGGGATCGGGCAGGTACTGCCTCAGGGGACTCTGCCGGACGACATCGATCAGCTTTTTGGCATCCGACTCGAGCGTGCAGGACGCGATGCGGCCGAGCTTGGCCTTCAAATCCCTCACCGCCCACCAGGACGCGTATTGCGTCACCTTGGCAGTGCAGCGCTTGAAATCGGGGCCACGGTCAAAGAGCTCGGCGTGAAAATCGCAGTAGTAGCGCCCGGCCGAGTAGCTTGAGACCCCGGCGTACTGGCAACCCTCGATTGCGCACTTTTGGAAACTCATAGCCGCCCCTCCGATTGAAGTCGAACGAACCACGGACGGAAGTGCTCAAACAGCTTTTCGCTCGAAAGGAGCGCCGTGACAAACACGTCTTTATGAACCTCACCGGACGATGTCCGGTAGTACCTGCACTTCAAAACCTCCGCCTTGGCCTCCGGATCTTTTTCGAGTTCCCTCACCCACCCCCAGAGTTGCGTCTGGTTGAGGTCGGAGTGTTTGATGGTGGCGGCGTCCTCCTCGCGCGCGGGCGTGCGTGCGCACACGCGAGGATGTTTTTGTTGTTTTTGTTCTGTTCTTGTATAGGTATGCTCACCATGAGCATACTTATCTGCTCGCTGTGAGCCTTCTGTGTGCTCACTATGAGCAGATATGGATTCTTTTAAATGCTCACCGTGAGCCGTATTAGGCTCACCATGAGCAGATAAAGGTTCGTTTATATGCTCACCTTGAGCATTCTTATATGCTCGCTGTGAGCCTTCTGTGTGCTCACTATGAGCAGATAAGAATCTAGGAATTGCCAGCTCGTAGCTGTTCCCTTGACGTCGATTTCGCGTAGGTACCAACCAACCTCGATCACAAAGCTCGGTCACAGCCCTCGTGACCGTGGCGCGAGAAAAGCCTGAGTCATCAGCGATCATCTCTCGCGTCACTGGCCATCCATCGGAGCAACGAGATGCCACCCAGAGCGCAATGCTTCGAGTTGAACCTGTCAGGTCGCTACCCCGTAATGCAACCATGTACTCAGTAAAGGAAACAGCCATGGTTATTCCTTCGGTTGCGAATCGTCAGATTCAGGTCTCACCTGCTCCCGCGAAACGAGGCCATGCGAAAACGCTTCAACCTGTACTGCGATGTATCTTGATGGCCTTTTACAGCCGTAAACGACATTGATCAGATGTTTGAGCGTGCAATTACACTCGCCTGCTAATTGCTCTCTTGCAGGTTTGGGAAGAGAAAGAAAGTAACTTTTGAAATCCATTTCAGCCACCTTTTAGTGGCGTTCATGTTACCACGTTTTGATTTTGCGATAACCACCATATGGCGGTTAGACTGATTCAACAGTTACTTTTTGGTGGTACAAGATGTCTTTCGACGTGCGTAAAAACCGACAAATCAACCTTCAGCGGGTGGTAAAAACTCTGGGCATCAGCAAGGTTTTGGAGCTGACCGGAAGACAGCGCAGTCAGGTGTCTGACTGCGCTGCTGGACGCAGAACCATCGGTGAAAAGTTAGCCCGTAGCTTCGAGACAGAACTAGGCCTAGAACCTGGTTGTCTCGACCTTCCGCTGATTGAAGGAGAAGGATTGTCTATCAAACCGGTAGGTCAGCGCCAGGTGCCCCTGCTGTCGTGGCTATCCGTTCGGTCCGGCAGATTTGATGAACCGATAGACATTCTCACAACTGACATGAAGTTGTCTGAAAACGCCTATGCGCTCGAAATCACTGACATCGCCATGTTTCCTGTTTTCAAACCAGGTGACAGAGTCATCATTGATCCCAACATTGAACCTGTACCTGGCGATTTCGTCCTGGCCGTCTCAAAAGACAGAGACCATGCAGAGGCTTATTTCCGAAAATTTCGGATGCAAACGCAGAGCAGTTTCTGCCTTGTTCCTCTAAATGCAGACTTTCCTCAGATTGATGGAGAATCGGTGAAAGTAATAGGCGTCATGGTCGAGCACCGGATCTACCGCAAGTAACTTTTCTTTGACAATCATCAAAAGGTGGCGATTTTATTCTGAGATCGCCACCTTTCTTTTTTCTTGTTTTTCCACTTTTTGGTGTACCATCCAGAGCATCAAAACCACTTTTAAGTGGTTATTCATGCAAGGACTGTTATGCCATCCATCAACAAAGCATTCTTACTCGGCCATGTCGGCCACACCCCGAAGCTGAGTCAGACGCGAAGCGGCCAGCAAGCGACTCGCGTCTCACTGGCGACATCTCAAACCATCTACCGCGCCGATGGCACTAAAGAGCAGCGCACCGATTGGCACGCCGTGATTGCCTATGGGCGACTAGCCGAAAACATCTGCGCCTACGTCCAGAAGGGAAACCTCTTGTGGGTTGAAGGCGAGATGCACATGCGCGAATACGTGACCCGTGAAGGCGTCCAGAAGCAGGTCACGGAAGTCATCGCGAACAACGTCCAATTTTTCAGAAACGAACCTGTGAGGTAGCCATGCTCGAAGACATCAAATGCGTGGCCTACGCGCTAATCGCAGCATGCGGCGTTTACGCCTGGTTGTACGCCCTGGCATCGATGCCCGGGCATTGAAAGGAGAAGGAAATGGCAAACGAAAAACCAATCAGTAAAGAACACGCTGATCAGATTTGGGAAGCAGTTTTGACTGCAACCGGCAAAGGATCTCTCGATGCCGCTATAGCGGCGAACGAGTTGATCAACGTCCGCCGCTACTTGGATGAGCAAATTACTCCTTCTTTTCAGACTGAGACAGCTTCTTCAGTTCATCCACAAGAGTCTGAAGGTACAGAGCATCCAATTTTGCTGCCGACTGAACCTTATCCGCGGTTGTAAATGCCGAAGGCGTAAAAGTCGTGCTCGGTAAGCGAATTAGCTCAGCTTGAATCAGCATACCCAGAGTCTTGCCGGCATCTAAAGAAACTTTTTCAGAACTCATTTTTCCCTCCTTGGGTGTTGGTTATTCGGACGTCAAACGTGGTGGTCTGACAACCCGATGATCTCACCCGGGGAGAGAAATCACAAACGAAAGCGGACTTTTCACATGAAAGTCATGAACTTCAAGACCCTCTGCAACCACATCACCAAGTCGGTGTTCTGGACCTTAAAGATGACCGAAGACGACAAGTCTCGGATCTCGCGCTGGGAGAGTGACGACGGAACGTCGCTGACGATCACGGAATGCCCGGGCTACGAGATGAACTTCGTCACGTACCGCCCGTCACAGGCATGCTCTGAGCCATCGCTAAAGCGCGGATACCTCACGGACCATGAGCTGAACTACGTCATGGGCCTGTTGACTCGCCGCCAGTCCGGCACCCCGATCGAGACGTGGCCATTGTCAGTCACGACCGAGATGCGAGGCAGCGACCGCTACGCATCGATCACAACCACCTACGACGTCCAGGCCGCCAAGGGAACTTGGAAGCACCAGGTAAGCGCGCTGCCGGGCGAAGGCAAGGCGGCCATCCAGTACCAATGCGAAAGCTACGGCAAAGACGGCCTGAAGCTTCACAACACCCTTGTCACTCGAATCTGCAAACAACTTATTGGAATTCCGGAATGAGATTTGTAACCCCCATGGCCAAGGCATCGGCCCCGGCCGAAATGACTATTGATCAGTCGCTCGATGAAGTCAAACTGCGCATCGCACGTCTCGAACGAGCGGTTGAAGACCACATACGCCTCACCACGGCCACGCTGTACCAGGCCAAAGAGTTGTGGAAGCCCTGCTGGATGCCTGTGCAAGCCGACGGCGCGCACTTCAGCCCCGACCACGACGGTTGGTACTTGGTGAGTGTGCTCAACGAAGCCGATCAACCGCAGGTCGAATGCGATTTCTACGACCGTGACGAAGACCGGTTCGACGCCAACGACTGGCCGCAAATCAAAGCCTGGGCAGAGATGCCGAAGCCCTATCAGGAGACGAAATAATGACCGACAAAATCATCACAGACGCCCAGGTCGAATCGCACATCAGCAAGCTGCGGGAGATGGCCGGCTCAACCGACCTCAAAGAGATGATCCGGGCAGAACTCCGGTACTGCGACAGCGCCTACGCCTGGCACCGCCGCACGCGCGAGTTTTGCGCCCGCTTCGGCGTCTGGTACGTAACCGCCTTGTCCGGCATCGCCTCCGGACTCGGCCTGCACTACTGGATCGCCGACAACTTCGGCCCAATGGCTGCCGGCGCCTCTGTCATTGCCGGCTTGCCGATCGCCATCTGCGGCTTTGTTTGGCTTTGCAGTCACTGAACGGAGGCAGGCATGAAGGAATGGTTTCAGATCATTTTTGGGCTGGCCATACTGGCGGCAATCGCACTCCTATCGCTGGGGATGGTTTGCGCCGGCATCAAGTTTTGGTTGGATTTGTTTTGATTGATAGGGAAGAAAATGAGAACACGCAGAAAAGACGAAGTGACGTTCCCGGCTCCCGCGCAGCTGTTGCTTTCGGACACCGAGGTTGCGGCCATGCTCGGTATCGGAGTGAGTACCGTCTGGAAGAAGACGAACGCGGCAGATAGTGACTTCCCGCAACCGTTTTACATCACGGAACGCGCCCGGCGCTGGAGGAAGTCTGACATCCTCAAGTGGGTCAAGGGACTCAATCACGACAAGGCCGCACAGCCAGCTTAGAAACAAAGACCCCGCCGATGTGGCGGGGGCTCCGTTATTCAATCACAGAAAACTCGTTGCTGTTAAACACTTTCCCCTGCAAAGCATCGGGAACCTTGCCCTCAAGCCGGCAGAGGAGTCTGTAATGTCTCGGGGCGTGGTCATGGCGAGCAACAACGGTTGCGCGCAGAGACTGAGGATCATGCTGAAGAAGTGTACCAATATCCTTAGCTAGATAACGTGGCAGGAAACCAATAACCTCTGTCGGCTTGGCAAGCACCATAACCGAATTGATGTCAACAGGATTCTGAATATCCAACCCGAGTCTAAGCTCCTCCCCTTCCTCAAGAGCCAGCACACGATCTGCAGCATTTTTCCCCACATGCGACAAACCGTGGAGAAAAAACACTGTCGAAAAACAACTGTTTTCCGCCACTTTAACTTGCCGAAACACTTGAAAAGAGTCTGTAGCTCTAGCCCCTCCGCTTCTGGACAAAATATCTAAAGGAGATCTTTGATCAACAGGCAACTCCAGCCAGTCAATGAATTCTTTATATTCCTTTCGATTCTTACTAAGCAATCGATTGGCAAAAAGAGGGAATAGGTTTGGAGAAAAATATTTTTTATCCAAAGCCTCCATTCCAGGAAATAAAATGAAGTTAGATGATTTTGTAGCGCCTTCCGTATATGCAAACTCATAGCCCTCATCAACCTGAGAGAGGCGTCCAACTACGAACCACAGTCTGCTTACAGGGTCTTGCCAAGAAAGATAAACAGAATTAGACATTTTCTTTAATTCTTTGTACGTTTTCTTGTACCAATCGAATTGCGAATTCTCGTGCAACTTCGCTAATGCAGCAGGACGGTACGTTAAGAAAAACTTCTTCAATTACTGGACGAGTTAGGCATTCAATTTTTTGAAGACAGGGGGATCTAAAACTCGGTTTCGCAGATAACACCCGCAACAGAGCCTCTATGGTTGTTAATTTTTTGGTCGTGTTCTCATCTCTAAAAGGAGTTTTTGCTCGCTCCGCAAAAGCCCGAACCGCGTACCCCCTATCCTTTGTTGTGAGTCTCTCTTTGCGTTTTTCGTCCGATAGCTCTCGGCCCATGCTGGATGCATGATCATATGTAGGAGCCATTCTTCGAACTTTGTTCCTAGCGTCTTCCAATATTGCCCAATTTTCGTGATGTCTGTCTTGATTTCCGACAATAACATCTAACAATAGGTAGTAACAGAAAAGTTCCTGCCCAGGAGGACCAGACCACTGAATATCAGATTTCTTTTCGTAAAAATCAAGGCACCCGAGCACCTCACTGATGGTGTACTTGTCCGACACAGTAGGCTTGTCGCAAGTCGGCACTGCGTAGCCAACATCGTATTTTTCCAACAGCTGATTACCCATGAGCAGGTTGTCGTCATTGGAAACAAAATTTCTTGATATCACGCCCCATTCTCCGGCGCATTGAGCAATCTCATACTCCGCATGAGGAATATCAAGAACCCTACAAATTTCAGCTGCACACTTCTCAGACCAATGTTCACCAGTATTCGCTCGAGAGTACTTAAAGAGTGAACCTTTCTCTCCCCACTTTTCCCCAGTGACCCAAAATTTCTTCTTGGTACCCAGCTGCTCATAGTCAGCCTGATCTGCCATAACCGTCACATCGATAACTTGATAAGTCACTTAACTTCCCCTGTACAAAACTGCCCCCACGCATCAAACACCTCACGCATGTCACCAAGAGCCTGCTCGCGGTCGTAAGCGCACTGATAGCTTTCGTTGCGGTGGTCCAGGCAGCTCTCCCGGAGGTCTCGAGGAAACGCCTTGTGTCCGTACCCTCGAGCATCCTTGGCCCACGTGTTGAAGGTCGCACGTGCGCAGCCATGAAGTGTCACGATGCGCGGCTTGCCGGTTCTGTCTTTCTGATCCGGATCGACCCAACCGATGCCGTCGAGCTTGCGCTGTTTGTCGTGCATGCGTTTGATGAGGGCCCGGACGGCGTCTCGCGTAAAAGCCGACCGCTTACCCTTGTTGATGTTCGGAAAGATCAGATGCGAATCATCAAAACCGATCCTTGGCGTGTTCTCAAGCAACTCCACAGCCTGCGGACTCAGAGGCGTCTTGCGATCAAACGGGATCTTTTCGCTCTTGACCTTCATGCGCTCTCTGGGGATCACATGCAGCCAGTTCCCCTCATCGTCCTTTTGAATCTCATCCCACGTCGCCTCACGTGCCGTCGTATTTCGCGCGGCCGTCAAAATAGCAAAGGCAAGGCAACGAGCCGTTTGGCTAACCGGCACCAACTCCATCAGTGCTTTGAAGAACGCCGGCATACGTTTTGGCGGCAACGCCGGCTCATGCCCGCCGGCAGGACGGTCTAGCGGCAACAAGTCCCCGAGCTTGCCGTCTTTGACGATGCAGGGATTGATCATCGGAGGAATCATTTCCGAGCGCATAGCCCAATCAATGGCCTGCCGGGCGTCCGACAGAATGCGTTCAGGAGTGTCGACCATCGTGCGCCACTTCTCTGCCAAAGCGTCGTAGAACATCTGCGCAGTCAGTTGCGTCACCGGACACACGCGCAACGACTCAGGAATATGGTTTCGAAAGAACCCGTCCCAGATCTCGGTTTTGCTCTTAGAGGTCTTGCTCCACTTGCCTCGATTTTCATTGAACTCGATCCACTGTTGGATCAGTTTGTCGAACGTCAGGATGTCGAGCGCCTCACAAACACCCTCGCGCTCGCGCCTGAGCGCGTCTCTACGCTGTTTTTCCTCCTTGGCAGGGTCTACCCCTTGCTTGACCTTCTCTTTCCATTCTGCGGCTTTTTTGAAGGCCTCTGCGAGAGACATGTCCGGATACTTGCCCAGAGTGAACGTTCTGTTGATGGATCGCTCACGCAGCACAAAATACTTTGCGGTTTCCCCATTCTTGAGCGTCATCACCCAAACGTACAAACCTGGAACAACCCCGCATGCCGTGTGCTTTGTAATGGACTTGATTTTCTTCTCTGTGATAGGTGCAACGATTTTCAT